ATTTTCAACAGTGCAAATAGTCGCCGACTATATCGACGGGATAGGTAGCGGGCGCATTGTTGCTTGCGAGCACGTGCGCAACGCTGTGGCTCGTTATGAAAACGACCGAGGACACTGGCCATTTAACGAAGATTTGGCTGAGCACGCCGTTGAGTTTATACAGAACCTAGAACACACGACGGGCGATTACGCTGGCAAACCTTTTATCTTAGAAGGGTGGCAGGCGTTTATTGTTTGGAATCTGTTTGGGTTTCTTAATGCGGATGGCAGCCGTCGTTTCACCCGGGCCTATGTTGAGGTTCCACGCAAAAACGGAAAGTCTACATTCAGCAGCGCCGTTATGCTTTACGGCCTCATTGCGGATGACGAGCCAGCGGCTCAGGTTTACAGCGCAGCCACAAAGTTAGATCAAGCTATGATGGTGTTTGGTGAATCTGTGCGGGTTTGCCAAAATCTGCCCTGGCTTAATGAAGCACTGACTGTTAACAACTCTGTTAATAACCGCCGCATCCTGTATGGGCAAAGCATTTACAAACCTTTGGAATGGAACCCAGGCAAGCAGGACGGACTTAACGCACACTTTTGCTGCATTGACGAATACCACGCGCACCCTAACGACGAACTTTATAACGTTATCCGCAACTCGATGGGCGCACGCAGGCAGCCGCTTCTGTTTACAATTACCACAGCGGGCTTTAATCGTGAAGCGCCTTGCTATAAGCATCGCCAGTATTGTGCCAATGTTTTAAACGGGGCAATCAAAGACGACGCGCTTTTTTCTGTGATCTATACACTAGACGAAGGCGACGACTGGACCGATCCGGCTGTGTGGGCGAAAGCCAATCCTAACTGGGGAATTTCAGTTTACCCTCGCCAATTAGAGCAGGCGCTTACAGAGGCCAAAGAGTTTGTGCATAAAGAGGTTGAGTTTAAAACCAAGTTGCTAAACGTTTGGACCGACACGGCACAGACTTGGATAAGTGACAGCCTTTGGAAACTATGCGACGGCGACGACGACCTAGAGGGCGAGCTTTGCTACGGCGGTTTAGACTTAGCAAGCACTGGCGACTTTTGCGCTTTCTCGCTTTTCTTCCCAAGCCTTAACGCAGTGCGAACCTGGTATTGGCTTCCTGCTGAAAGTGCATACAAACGCAAGGATGCAGCCGGGGCATCTATTCGCCAATGGGCAGCCGATGGCTTTATAGAATTAACCGAGGGTAACGTTACAGATTACGCTTTCATCAAAGCCCGCATTATTGAACTGGCGCAGCGTTACGATATCAAAGACATTGCGTTCGACCGATTTAATGCGTCGCAGCTTGTAATCGAATTGCAAAACGAAGGACTTGCCATGTTTCCCTTTGGCCAGGGCTTCGTTAGCATGTCGGCACCCACTAAAGAAATGGAGCGGCTTGTAAAAGACAACATGCTACGGCACGCAGGCAACCCGGTGACGCGTTGGATGATGGGCAACATTTTGCTTATGCAAGACCCAGCGGGAAACATTAAGATCAACAAAGCAAAGAGCGGCGATAAAGTCGATGGCCCTGTTTCGTTGGTAATGGCAATAGGCACGGCCATGCAAGATGCTGCCAAAGAAAAAAATACAGATTTTTGGTTTGTTAGCTTATGAAATTTCTAGACGATTACATGCAAGTTTATTACAACAACCTCCCGAAATATCGGACCTACGAGGATGCCTACAACGCAACTGAGGAAAAGTATTTTGGCAAGTTTGGCGTGAGGCGCTATAAAAACTATGATGTATTTCGGGCAGCACTTTCTAGATGGCTAAGCCAAGGACGGAATAAATAAGATTTGTTAACACATAAAATTTAACCTAGTTGTAATTTGCACCCGATGAATTTAAGATTCTGGCAGCCACGTAAGGAAAAGCGATCTAGTCTATCGCAGCCAACCGATTGGCTTATTAATACGTTACAAAATGTTTTTGGATATCAAACAAAAAGCGGCCAAGCTGTTAACGATCGCACGGCTTTATCTATCGCGTCAGTGCACGCGTGCGTTAGAGTTATTGCAGACGGTATTGCGGGGCTTTCTCTAAAGCTCTACAAAGACGACGGCACTAACCGCGAGCAGGTCGTGGTTCACTACGCCACTGCATTGGTTAACGAGCCTAACGCCTATCAAACCAAATACGATTTTACCAAATACATGGTGAGTCACTTGGCGCTAAAGGGTAACGCTTACGCATTCATTAACCGGGATGCTCGCTACCTTGGCATCGAGTTGCACCCGATTGCGCCTGATTACGTTACACCAGTGATGCAGGACGGGCAACTGTTCTACAAGGTGAATCAAAAAGGAATCCCGGGCATGGTGCCCGCTTCCGACATGTTGCACTTTAAAGGTCTTTGCGGGGATAATCCCCTGGTCGGTTTGTCGCCTATCGTGGTGCACGCCGAAACCTTGGGCATAGATCTAGCAGCAATTAGCCAAAGCGCTGGCGTTTATAAAAACGGCGTTTTGAAATTCTTGTTAACATCCGACGCGCAGATTAAGCCTGAGCAAGCAACCCCATTAAAGAAATCACTTGACGATGTGATAGATGGGGCAAGCCGTTCCACTGTTTTGCCTAACGGCATCAAGATGGAAAAGCTAAGCCTGTCACCTGAAGAGGCGCAGTATTTAGAAACTCGTAAATTTTCTGCAGAAGAAATCGCCCGTATTTTCGGGGTGCCCGCTTCTATGATTGGCGCAAAAGACGGCATCAAGTCTAGCGTTGAGCAGGAATACCAGGACTTTTACGCTCGCACTTTGGCATCTTATGCCATTAACATTGAGCAGGAATTGGCCCGCAAGCTGTTAACAGAAAACGACAAACTAACTTATTACTTTAAATTTAACTTTAATTCGCTGCTTAGAGCATCCGCCAACGAGCGAGCAGATTATTACAACAAAGGCATCCGCGGCGGTTGGCTCTCTAGAAACGAGGCCCGGATGTTTGAAGATGCAAACGGATTTGATGGAGGCGACGAGTACCTAATCGAATCAAACCTAATGCCAAGCAGTCAAATTAACGCTTACATGGATGCCAAGATAGCGCAGCTAATGAGCACAGCCGACAAGAACAACAACCCCGAGGGAACCAATAACACCGAAGTAATCTAATGAAACAAGAAAGGCGCACATTTACGGGCACCGTTATAGCCAGAGCCGAAGGCGAAGGAATGCCAAAAGTAATAGGCGGTATTGCTGCCGTTATTAACTCAGTTACCGATCTCGGATATTTTGAAGAGGTAATTGAGCAAGGGGCATTTGATAACGCATTAAGCAAAGAATACGACATCCGCTGTTTATTCAACCATGAGGCCGAGTTAATTCTAGGCCGTACTTTGTCAGGCACTTGTAATGTGTTTGTAAATGCCGACGGAAACCTAGAGTATACATGGGTCCCAGACTACGAGAACCCTACGCATATGTCAGTAGTGCGCAGCATTATGCGCGGCGACATTACGCAGAGCAGCTTTGCCTTTACTATTAAGGAGCAGAAGTGGAGCGAGTCTACCAAATACGGAAGCATGGGCAAGCGCACGATTACAATGATCGAGGATCTGTACGACGTGAGCCCGGTTACTTATCCCGCTTACGCTGACACCGAAGCCGACGCTCGCAGCGTTGTTGCCTTGCGTGATCAAGAGCGTGAAATTGAAGAAGCCAAAAGAAGCCAAGCGGCTGCCGATGTTTTGAAATTGGCGCTGCTTAGATACGAAAACTTATAAAACAAAATTAAAACCATGAATAAAATCAAAGCCCTAAAAGAAGAGCGTGGACGTTTGCTCGGCGAATTGTCTACCTTGCAAACAACCATCGAGCGCGAGGCGCGTTCTATGGCTGACACTGAAACCAACCGTTTAAGCGAAATCGAAGCCCGTTTGGGTGCGATCAAAGCTGAGGTTGAAACCTTGGAAAAGTTGCAAAACCTTGCAGCCCAAGCCGCTGGACATTCTGCTAGCCGTAGCGAAGAAAAAGAAAAGTCAGAAATGGCTAAAGAGTACAGCTTTAAGCGTGCTATTGACTTGGCCGTGACTGGTCGTCGCGAAGGTGTTGAAGGTGAATTTTCTGCTATTGGTGCTGAAGAGTTCCAACGTTCAGGCGTTAGCGTTTCTGCTCACTCTATTAAAATCCCTTCTCAAGTTTTCAAACGTGACATGTCTGTAACTGGCGGCACTAACGGCAGCGAAGGTGGTGTAAACGTTCAAACTTCTGTAGGTTCTATCATTGACGTGTTGTTGCCTAAGACTGTATTGCGCGGTTTGGGTGTTCAGCAGTTGAGCGGATTGGTTGGTAACTTGGACATGCCTACTGCTAGCACTGTACCTTCTGCAGGTTGGAATACTGAAAACGGATCTGCTACTGAAAAGAGCCCTGCGTTTTCTAAGGTTACATTTAGCCCTAAGCGTTTGGCTGCTTATATCCAGGTTTCAAATCAGTTGTTGCTCCAGTCTAGCAACTCTATTGACCTTTATGTTCGTAACTGGTTGTTAAATGCTATGGCTCAATCTTTGGAAACTGCTGCTATCAAAGGTGGTGGATCTAACGAGCCTACCGGTATCATTGCCAACGCAAACGTTAACGTAACTTTTGCAGGTGGCGCAACTTCAAACGCTACCAACGCCAACGGTATCGCTCCAGTATGGGCTGACGTTGTTAACTTGATGAAAGCCGTAGAAAACGCCAACGGTGACGGTGTTGCTTACTTGACAAACCCAAAGGTAAAAGCTGCTTTGCAGACTATCCCACGTCAAACTTCAGGTGTTGAAGGTAACTTCATTTGGCCTGCAGGTGGTATGGACTTGAACGGTTACCAGGTTGCCACTTCTACTTTGGTGCCTTCTAACTTGTCTAAAGGTTCTAGCAGCACATTGTCTGCCATGATCTTCGGAGACTTCTCTAAAATGGCTATCGCCTCTTTTGGTGGTGGTATGGAGTTGACAGTTGACCCTTATAGCGGCGCAACTGCTGGCTTGACCAACGTTGTTTTGAACGCTTACATGGATGTAAACTTGTTGCAACCTACTGCGTTTGCTGTCTGCAAAGACATCGTAGCCTAATATCCTGCCCGCTCGGGGGCGTAAAAGTTCCGAGTGCTAGGGGTGGTCTTGACTGCACTGCCCCTGGGCCAATATGAAAGTGAGATTTACAGCAAACCCTACAGGCCAATTTAATTTGTCTTACAATGTAGGCGAAGAAGTAATTTTGGAAACCAAGCAGGCCATGCTTTTAATTGAAGCCGGGGTTGCTGAAGAGATTGCAGTATTGACGCCAACCAAAAAGAAGGCAAAACCAGTGAACCCTGAAACCGAACTAGACGCAGAATAATGTTTATTAGCCGCCGTTATACCGCCTTTGCAAATGTTGCAACCGACTACCTAAGTTTAGCGGATGCTAAGAGCCATTTGCGTGTTACATCGTCATCGGATGACACCTATATTTCGGGGCTAATCTCTATGGCAATCGAAGCCTGCAGCAATTACCTCGGGTATTCTATACGCAAAGGAACTGCTAAGTATGGTTTTGACGCGTATACAGGCTCTCCTGCGATGGTAAACCCCATCAATGGTACAAACATACCTAGCGGTAATTATCTGCGCTTAAACACGCGTTGTTTATCTGTGGTTTCTGTGAGCTATGTAAACGATTCACAAGCCGTTACTGCATTCGATTCAGCCTCGTGGTTGGTTTCCCCTGATCCGATGGGCAGTTACAGCCGCAATATCTTCTTTGAAGATGCGCCAAGCTCTATAACTGACGATACAATTAAGTACATTGTTGAAATCACAGAAGGGTTTAACCCAGTTGGAACTGCATCGGTTGACCCCGACACGATTTTCCCGGCAACTATTAAGCACGCGGCCCTTTTGTTGGTGGCTCAGTATTACGATAACAGACAGGCGATTGTAACGGGAACCATTCAAACAGAAATGTCTTTAGGTTTCCACTACCTTTTGGACCCGTACAAAATCCAAATCATGATCTAATGAATGCAGGGTTAATGGATGTACTGGTGAGCTTGCAAAGTTACACCGAAACAACAGACGCAAACACCGGGGAGAAACTGCAAACGTGGACCGAATACGCAACCGCCTGGGCGCAGCGTGTAGAAGCTGAAAGCGGTAATGAAAACGTAAACGCCGACAGACGCGAACACAAACAAATCGTTAATTACACAGTGCGTTATAACGGTGACATAAGCGTTAAGCATCGCGTTGTTGAGAATGGCATAGCGCACAACATTGTTAACATTGCCAACCTACAGCGCAATTTATATTTGAAACTACAAACTGAGGTTACACTGTAATGGCTGAAACTAATATAACTGGAATGGCTGAGGTAATAAATTCCTTGCAGGCTATGGGTAAAAATATAAAAACCCCTAAGCTGCAGAAAGTTATTCGCCAAAGCAGCCAGCGCATTATTAATACAGCCCGCAGTTTGGCACCCGTTAACACGGGCGACCTGCGGGATTCTATTGGATTTATAACAAGCAAGGACAGCACCAACTTAGACAAAGCGCTTATTGGTTTGCGTCGTGAATATTACCACGCTTACTTGGGTGTTATGTTTGAATTTGGTACCGCTGAGCGTTTCCAAAAAAATGGCCGTCATACCGGGGTAATTAGTAAATCGGCTCATCCATTCATGCGCCCGGCATTAGATCAAAACGCAAACGCAGTAACTGAAGAAATTTTAAAAGGCGTGGATGGAATCCTAGCCGACCTAGCAAAAAAAAATAACTTAATATACAAATAACCATGGCAATCACTGGACCAGTAAACGGCACGCTTATAAGCATCTACAAAGATGTAAGCGGCACATTGACTAAAATCGCTAACGCGACATCTCACAGCATCGACATTTCAAAAGACATGATCGACGTTACCAACAAGGACAGCGCAGGCGCAAAGGAATTTATTGCGGGCGAGTATGGCTACACGTTGAACGTCGAAGGTATCTTTGAAGAGGATGCGTCTGTATCTACAACAGGCCAATCATTCAAAGACCTTTTAACTGACTTGTTGGCGGGCACTTCTGTAACTGTTGTAATGACAACCAACAGCAGCGGCGACCAAAAAATGACTGGCTCAGCATTCTTTAGCAGCTTGTCTTTGAGCGCCCCCAATAACGACAAAGCAACTTTTACTGGCACATTGCAAGGTACTGGCGCTTTGACTGTTGGAACTGTCACGCCTTAATACTTTTATCTTATATTTGTGCCATGAGCACAGAAATTAAAATTGGGGGTGCTAGTCACCCCCTTTTGTTTAACATGAATTCGCTGCGCAATGTGATGCAGCTTGCAGGCATGGAATCCTTTGCAGATCTAAACATGCAAAAGGACCTGGCTAAATCTATGGACTTTGCACTAGCCTGCGCATTTTACGGAATTGTTGAGGGCTACGAAGCCCAGGGCGAAAAGACACCATTTGCATCTGTTCAAAAACTAGGCGCAGCCATTACAAAGTTTAGCGAACTATCGCCAGCACTTGACGCTTTTACACAAGCCGTTACAGACTTTTTCGCAACCGACGAACCCGAGGGAAAGTAACAGCCAAGGGCGACAGCGCACCGTTAACTTGGCGTAAAGTTGAGCGCATCAGTTATGGGGAGTTAGGTTTGACTGAGGCTCAATTTTGGAAATGCACCCCGCGTTATTGGCGCTTAAAACTTGAGGGAATGCGTGAGGCACAGACGCAAGCCTATCGCAATCAGTGGGAAATTACACGCTGGGCCGTTGCCACAACCATGGCACCACACCTAAAAAAGCCCATCGAGCCGAAACGCTTGTTAACTTTTCCATGGGAGGAGCCCGAGTTTATATCAATACACGAAGCAGTTAAGTTATATTCGCATGTCTTTGATAAACTTACACCAGACGCGATAGCATGAGCGCCCCCATTAAAATAGCCTACAACATCCTCAGCAATTACTCAGCGCTCACGGCGTTAGTTAGCACTAGGATAAACCCGTTACGAATCCCGCAAGAGTCTGCATTTCCTGCAATCAGTTACAACCTTGTCAGCGTTATTGCATCGCCCACCAATACAAGCCACAGCCGTACAGATTTTGCCCGGGTGCAGGTTAATAGTTTTGGCACCACGTTTGCAAGCGCCACAGCTGTAGCGGAAAAGGTGAGGGCTGCATTTGAGGCGGCAACATTGCCGGCCATATTTAATACAGTTAAATGCCAAGCGATTGAATTTGACAGCGAGGTGCAATTAACCGACGACGAAGCGGGCTTTGCTGGCATCTATCAAATTTCTCAGGACTTTATAATTAACTATACTAGATAATGGCAAGGTCTTTAAACATAGTAATCGGCGCAGACATTGAAAAGCTGCAGAAAGGTTTTAACGATGCCGTCAGTGTAGTTCAATCGAGCGGCAAAAAAATGAGCGAGGCGGCCGCAGAAACCGCCAAAAGCATACAGGATAGGCTTTCGTCTATTGCCACCAAAAACCCTACGGCGGGAACTGTTCGGCAGTTGACAAACCTAGCCATGGAGGCCAGGGCTTTGGGTCCTGAGTTTGCCGGGGTTGCAAATGAAATAATAAAGCAAGCAGGTAGAATTAAAGACAGCATTGGCGATGCACGGGCTGAGGTTGGGTACTTTGCCAGTGACACTAGAAGGCTAGATGCTGTGCTAGGTGGAGTGAATGCGGTTGCTGGGGCCTTTGGTGCAGTAGAGGGTGCGACTGCTATGCTCGGCATTAAGTCTGAGGACCTAGAGAAAACAATGGCGCAGCTCCAAGGTGCGATTGCGTTGGTTAATGGAGTTCAAGCAATACAAAACGCTCTACAAGCTGAAAGTGCTTTTATGGTTGGGGTGCAAACGGCAGCCACTAGAATACAGTCTTACGTGATGGGGCAGGCAACTGTTGCCGCTCGTGCTTATTCTATAGCTTTATTGGCTACGGGTGCGGGTGCTATTATTATAGGTATTGGATTGGTTGCCGCTGCCATTTCTAGCGTTAGTAAGGAAAGTAAAAAAGCCACAGAAGAGGTTGACAATCTTACAAAGGCCTACGAAAAAAGCGCAAAACGTGCAAAAGAAACTAGCGAAATAAGGCAGCAAATCTCTGATGAATTATTAAAAAAAGAATTAGATGCCGCTAAATTAAAAGGAGCCAGCGATGCTGAATTGGCTAAGGTAGAAATTAATTTTTTACAAAAGCGCAAAGCCAATTATATGGCAATGTTGTCAACCTTTAAAAAAGGCACAGCAGATTATTTGCAATACGAGCGAGATATTGCTGCGATTCAAAATCAAATTGATGAAGTTACAACTCAGTCGCAAATTAAAAACGCAGAAAAGCGCAGGGAAAAGAAAAAAGAATTATTAAAAAAAGAGTTTGACGATGCCATAGATGCAATACACGCCAAGCATAGCGGCGAAGTGCAGGCCGAAGAATTTAGGATTAAACAATACCAAAAGCACGAAGATAAAAAGCGGGCCATTATTGAAGAGTCTAAGAAGTTAACGGCCAAAAATCTACAAGCCGGCACTGCAAACACGCCCGTATATTTAGACGTAAAAATAAATCCAGTAAGCTATAGCAAAGCGGCACAAGATATACAAAAAGCAACGCAGGCTTTAAACTCTGCTTTTGCTACGTTGCAAGCAGATGCAGCCGCGTCGTTTGGTCAGTTCCTTGGTGATCTAGCAACAGGCGAAAAAGAGGCGGGCAAAAACTTCGGTAAAAACATGCTCGGCGCTATTGCTGCTTTCATGGATTCTTTGGGTAAGGCTTTAGTTGCTACAGCTTTGGCTTCCCAAGCTTTCCAAAAATTAGTTTTAACAAACCCAGCAGCGGCGGCGGCGGCTGGTATTGCTTTGATTGCAGGCGCAACCATTGTGCGCAATTCGTTAAAGCAAGGGCCAGAGGTTAAAGCCTTTGCCGAGGGTGGTATTGTTAGCGGTCCGACGTTGGGGCTTGTTGGTGAATACCCAGGCGCAAGTTCTAACCCTGAGGTGATTGCACCACTTGACAAATTGAAAGGGATGCTAAACATAAATAACAACAGTGGGTTTGTGGCAAGCACTACAATTCAGGGCCGAGACTTGGCTATAGTTTTAGAAAGATATAATAAAGACGCACGCCGTGGCTAGAAAATACTTTGGTTCGTTTTATTCCGTGACAGGCAAACTGCATCGCGTTGAAATTTGGGATGCACCGAGTGGGTCGGGCGCAGGTGGCACAGAGTTAAAACTTGCAGGCAATGGCTACGAAATAGAACGCGAAGGCCAGGGCGACACATTCTATCAAAATGCCATCCGACCTTCACGCTCCACATCTTTTTGGGTAATGCCATCCAACACAGTACTGGGCGAGTTCAAAGCCATAGCCACAACCTCGGAACAATTTTGGGCTGTGCTTATCTATCAAGATAATTCTTTGGTGCACGTGGGCCGAGTTCTTGCAGATCAAATGACATTCCAACGCGAAGCCATAGAAGCCAAGCCTGTTATTTCTTTGGGTGCTGTGGATGGTTTAGAATTGCTAAGCGGCTACAAGGTAGACTCTTCGTGGTTTACCGATGGCAAAATAACTATAGCACAGTTATTTCGTCGGTGCTTGGATGAGTTGGCGCTCAAAGATTATTGGGTTGTAGCGGGAACTGAAACAGATTATTTTAGGGACGCTGTTGCGCCGTTTTCTTTGGATGCTACACGCAAAGGGTTGGACCTTTTGCAGGTTGATCTAAATACATTTGTCGACGATTACGACCAATTTAAAGACATTAAAGCTACCGACATTTCTGCTTTCCAATATGCTGAGAGCAACATGATGGATTGCAAGGCTGCGCTAGAACAAGTTTGCGAAATCCTGCAGGCTAGATTTATGCTAGAGATTGGAAAGTATTGGCTTGTTTCTGCAACTGAGTACCTAGATTCTACCGTTGCCTATCGGCAGTTTAATTACACGCTGCAATATATTGGAACCGGTACCTACACGCACGCTGTGCAACTTGGTAACGACGTGCGCCCGCAATGGATAGCCAAGCCATCACTAAGCTACCAGGCAGCTGCTAAGTATGTGCAAATTGACACGGAGCGAATGCTAGGTGCTACCGCATACAGAACATACGCAAACCAATCCGATACTTTTTTTGCCAAAACATTTACAGGGGTGCCAACTGGCACAACGCCAGACGAAGCACCTTTAAGAATCCGCTTTGCTGTTAAATTTGCACGGCATACATTTACCACATCGCCAACGGGCCCAGAGGATAAATCCGATGTAGCAATTACAATTTATTTAAGGGATGGAGGCACTGGCTACCGGGTGTTAGATCTAAATACTTTGCTATGGGTTAGCGCTGCGTCTGCGCCTACTAGTACATTTATTGAAACGATTGCTAACGACTTTCAAAATAGCAACTGGACTAGCTTTGTTTTTGACAAACAAGTAAGCAGCCCGCCTGCAGGCTTTACAATTTTAGAGGTTAAAATAAATTGGGTTAAAGCCGTTAAACAGAAATATAATATATTTGGCGGCACGGGCGCATACAATGAATTTTTCAAACCATTTTGGGGATCTATTCAATTAGCCTTTGCAGACGATTCACCTTACCAAAACCCCGATTTCACATTCAACATAACTGAAACCTACACGCCCGATAACGCAAATGCCGTTAACTCTACGCCGATAATTTTAGAGCCAAAGTATTACAGCAGCTCTAGCAAATATGCCATCGGAAACATAGAAGCTTACAACTCAAGTAACCAGTGGGTAATTGCTGACGATTGGCGTGGCGGTTGGGATTCAGTTACACATGGCACGCCTACCGAAATGCTAGGCCAAGGCATTGCGGGATTGTACAAGGACTTTGTGCCATCTATACAG